GGTGACTCAAAAAAGTTTTCTTGTATAATCACAGTATCAACTCGTGTTCTTCTCGACCCCATGTTCCAGTAGGAAAGAAGTTAAATGCAATAGAATACCTATCCCATTTACTTTGATTCACACTAACTGCATGTAGAAGTGTTGATGGAAAAACTACTAACATACCATTCTCTGGTTGTATGTTTGCAAAATCCTCATTATATGAGGTTTTTTCTTTCCATGAACCAGGCCTAAAATGTAATGGTAAAATACTCTGGTCATGTGTTGGTCTGTGAAAACTAATCTTACCTTGTTCTATATTTGTGTCTAGATAGTAGACACCAGAAAATACAGAATTGGTGTGAATGTGTTGTTGTGCCCATCCACCAGTGTCATGTTTAACTGCCCAAGAGTTTGTCATACGCCAACCAATACAATCATTGAACTGCATTGAATTACTCATCATGGCATTAAAAGATTTCATAATCTTTTCTTTTAATGTTTTCATAACATCTTCATCTAAAAGATAATGATTATTACTTAACCAACCATTGTCTGCTTCTGGACGATACCATTCTGTTTTATATACAAAGTCTCTCTGCTTTTTAGTTGCTTCAAGTCCCTCATCAATAAAAACAGGTGTAGGAAATAAATTAAGAATTTTGTACTGGTTCATTTACTTCATATCCTTTACTTCTTAACACTTCTATCATTACATCATCTGGATTTGTAATTACTGTATTACCAGCAATCATAATACGAGAACCTTCATGTTTTGCTTTTGGTACACTGTGTTTGTTATCACCTTTGAAACATACTAACATGCCTGGCGTTGGGTCCATTGCAATATTCAACTCATCAAATATTAATGGTGGGCATCCCTTTGGTGTTTGAATGTAATAAGAGAATGAACAATACGATGCACGATGGTCGTGTGATTGTGTAAAGTCCTCACCATTACCACGATACTCTGCACCCCACATATCAACAACTGCATATGTTTGTTTTTTGATATCATCTATATTCATATAGTTTGACCCAAGAAAAGGAATAACACCTTCTCTAACAACTAGTTGTGCAAGTTTACCAAACTCTTTACTATGTAAGCACATATTCCATTCAGTCATAGGTGCTTTGACGTTTGATTCATATCCAATTCTGTCACCTTGTGCAAGTATTTCATCAATCAATACTTGATGACTAAAATCACCATTCTTTTCAAATTCAGACAAATCATACACCCCGACACTTTCTGTCTGGAATGTACTTTTTGTTATCATTTCTTTTAACATTAAAAAAATCCTTCTAGTGTTGCAGTTCCATGCTTATCGGCAATCTTATTTACATTACTTGCATTGTGGTTTACGTTTCCACCATTATACACATAAGGTAGGGTATTTGTCAAGAGATATTCTGTCTCGCCTGGGCGTTTTATCTTCCATTGCAAATCACCATCTTTTGGATAGGGTAGTGTCCAATCCATTGTAGATTGTTTTAAGAACTTCCTTGCTTTTTTGTTGAGAGGGTAAATGTATCTGAACTGTTTACCCCAAACACGAGAAAACCCAAGTTCGCCCATCTTTGCATCAGATGGTCTTGGGCCGTACTTCGTATCATGTCTATTCATTTCTTTTTTCATCTTACGTTGAATGGTTCTGAAATGTACCTTTTCACCTTCATCTGTAACATATACATCACTCCATATGAAACCACCATATAGAAAGTTTGCGGCTTGATAAACATATCCTGGCTTACCCACGATACCATCTGCCCATGTGTATAGGTATTTTACGTTTGGTGTATTCTTTTTCATCCACTGAATAGTGAGACTTTGCATTTGTGACTCACTGTTTCTAGGCATCTTTTCGTCCATACACATTTTACCTATTTCATAATAATCAGCAGTAGTGAGAGTGGGAAACATCTTCTTGATAGTACCCATTGGATTAGTTCCCCAACCCAAAGTTAATACTCCAACTAATTCTTCATCAACATATGCTCCTAAGTGATGCTTAGTTAGTTTCGGCATTACTGGACTATAGTGACGTTCCTGTACGAATAGTGTCGCTACTCTGTAATCTATTTTCTTGACTACCATCATATAAAATTTTCACCGCCTTCATACACCTATTTAGAGGTATTCACTAGTATACGATTTAATAGGATTTTTATGTGTCAATGATGAAGCAGGAAACCATTGAGTTGTTTCAGTAACAACCTTAATCTTTCTAGGCTTCTCAACGTCATCGTGGTCGATTTCCTCAATATAAGTAACCTCGACTTTTTTTCAACACTGTTTCTATTTTCTTAACCATTATTCGTGTTCTCCACCCTTTCCTC